GGCGGTCACATCTTCGTTGGCTCCGATCGCACCGCCCGCACCGGCACAGCCCACCAGCCTGACCCGCACGACCCCAGCCGCCGAAACGTTCGGGACGGTGATCGTGAGGACGGTCGTTGCGGTGTTGTCGGCAATACCGGTGACGGCCTTGATGACGGTCGCGTCGGAGAGGGCTGCCCCAGGTGCGCCACCATAGGTCGGCGGGGAAAGGAGGAGGTTGCCGACAACCTGTTCCAGATTGCTCAAGCGGTCCAGCGGGACGTTGTTGGTGCCGCCGGCATTCAACCAGCCGTTGGCCAACAGGGCGCTGGCGTCAGGCTGGGAGGTCGGAATAGAACTGGGAAACGTAGGCATGCGCTAGCGTCCTTCGCCCGTCAGGGCCGTTGATTTCACGGATTCTTGGCTGAGACTGTCAGCTACAGGTGCCTCCTCGGGAGGCGAAAGCTTCAAACTTCGCTCAACTTCCTTCTGCTCATAGACCAAGAAGCACGGGCCATGCTCACCCCGCTCCACATTCACCTGCGCTCCATCCGGAATGCCCAGGCTCTTGGTCAGTGGCGCGAGGCGGTCCGCCTGCCGCTGCTCGGCTTCCTGCTTGAGCTTGAGCACATGGCCTAATTCAACTTTGCTCAAGTCCAGGATCAGCGCCAAGTGTGCTTCCTGCTGCTCGTCCAGGGGGATTCTGATAATGCTCATGTCTGTACCATCAGGACGCCCCGATGTAGTAGAGGAGGGTCGAGGTGCCCACCACGTTCGTGCCCAAGGCCGGCAGGGTCAGTACCGCATTCACCTGTGGCGTGATCCGCAAGGGATGCACACCGAACAACAGCACCAAGGGGGCGATCGACGCGGCCGGGAGTTGCATGGTCAACGTCCCGCCCGTCACACCGGTCAACGTCACCGCCAGTGGGTTGGTCACGATGGTGGCCGATGCAGAAATGATGATCCCGGTAATGAAGATCGTCTGACCCACGGCAGGAGCCGTCACCGTGACCACTGAACTGGTATTGCTGGCTGCGGTGGTCGTCGCATTGATCGACTCCTGCGAGGCCATCTTGTTCTTTTCGCTCATGCACTCTTCCTCATGGGATGGCCATTGCGCCTGTGGTTTGTAAGGTCTGGAGCTGCAACACATCACCACCGGTCCCCGTCCCACCGCCCCACCAATCGCTCTGCTCGAACGACCAGATCCGATCCAAAGGACTCTGCAATGGCGGCGTGATCACCCGCAGCAACGGCAAGATGGAGTCATCGCTCGGGAAGATGGCCGTGATCGCCGCTTCCCGCTCCTCAGAATGCCAACCCCACGCCGGCTGAAGGACCGGATCGGGGACCTTGACCGGCAGCCCGATGATGTCCCAGACGTTCCAGTCCTCTTGCGGGGTGACCGTTGGTGGGGTCGGCCGGCCATCGTCTGCCCAGGCCGTGCAGTCTGGAATGGAAATGCCGCCCGTGCCAGCCGTGAAGAACGGGGTCCATCCCCCGTCATCCACGGCCTGGAGCAGCGGCAGATCGCCTTGCTCATCCCATCCCAATAGCGCATTCGTCGCCGCACGAGGAGGGCTGGGAAGCGGAGGCGGGACGGTATAGCTATCATCGTCCGGGGAGACGGCGGTGCCCTGCCCAGCGATCTGGCTGTCGGTCGTCGTCCACAGATACCGAATCATGAGAACACGACCGTCTCAGGCGGGATGGGGACCGGCGTGATCATGGGAAGCATCCATGGCTCATCCACCGCAGGGACCGTCGCCCCGCCCGCCGCCCCAATGAACGGAATCCCGAACGTCCCACGCCCAACATCCCCGTTATCAACGCTCAGCGTGAAGGTGAAGGCGGTCGTCGTCCCGGTCGCCACTTCCGAGCAAGCATTCGTGGCATGGGGAATCCCAGCCGCGTCAACCGTCATGGTATTCAAGACGTTCGTCGCGCCCGATGGCGTCCCGACATCTGCGGCCACCTGGTTCCGCGCCCAGAGCGCCGCCAGGACCAAATCCCCGGACACCGTCGTGATATTGCCCGTCAGGAGTGAGCTATCGATCCCGGCGCCGGCCCTGGTCGGCGTGGTCTGGTCCACGTCCTGAAGGGTGAAGTAGATCAACCCCCACCGGGCATTGGCCGAGAGCACCCCACTCAATGTCCCGCTCGCCGGGCTGAACAACGTATAGACCCGAACCAAGGAGTCGGTGGACCCGTTATCCCCTCGGTTGGTCATCGTCACGCCGTTGAGGGACATGGCGGTCACCGTCTGACCGCCATTCAACCGGCCCAACAAGATGACCACGAAACACTTATTGGCCCCACCGCCAGGGACCGTATAGGACGCACTCAGGGACGCAACATCCCCGTTCTCCAGCCCGGTCGCGGTATCCAGCAGGGATGGCGTCGCCATCTAGCCCGGCACCCAGATCAACACGTCGTCATAGTCGATCGAGAACCCGTTGTTCGGCGTTGGGGGATCCACCTGCACGTCCCCAAACTTCAAGATGGACACCGTCGAGGGATAGCCATGCATCCCACCGCTCGGCACACCTGGCGCCCCATCGAACGTGGATAACCGGAGCACTCCGTCCGTCCAGATCCGAGTCCCCTTCGCCGCGGCCAGCCAAATCTCATACGTGATCCGGTGAAACGTTCCGTCATTCGTATCGGCCCACCGGCCACCCTTACTCACGTTCTGACAGAACTGGTTGTAGTCCGGTGCATTGTTCTGCCAGTCGTTATCATGGACCGTGAACTCGTTGCCGATACCGGTCTGGGCGAACCCAGGCGGGCCGACCTGCGCCAACGCTTGACCGACGCCGTCCGTCCATCGTGGCTGTGGTTGGCCCGCAATGTCGTTCCGCCACACCTCGAACCACTTCATCCCGGAATCATTCTGCAAGACGCCGGACGGCAAGATCCGATACCACCACTGCACGATGCAGTGCGACGGGCTCCCCAGCACGTCCTCCAGCACGAGGTTGGAGATCGGCTGCTGGCCTGTGTTGACCGGCCAGGTGAGCCGAGCCGCCTGACCGCTCCCGCTCCGTCCAGTGACCAGCGATACGCTCGGCTGGTTGGTCGTGGTCCACTTGGAGGGTGCCGTGAAGATGGCGGCCACATTCGCGTAGGCATCGAACGTATCGCTGAGCAGGAGCGTGTCCGTGCCAGGATTGAAAACTGGCTCGCTCCCACTCGGCGTAATGACCTGTACGACCCCGCCCCCCGTGTTCTGTGCATACGAGAGCCCAGGCCACCGGGACGGGGTGTTCAGTGTCCGCACGCTTATTCCGCGATCTCTGAACTCAGTTCCAGATTCAAGCTCGTGGTCGTGCTGATCGAGTTGAGGTCGATCTCATCGCTCGAGCCACCCTCGATGTTGATCGCATAATCACCGTCCCTGGCTGTCCATCCGCCCGGTCCGGCCGCACCACACCCGAAGGCAACCTGATACGCGCCAGAGACCGTGCCGGCCGTGATGGCGCTTTCCGAGGAGACCGCCGTGGTGCTGGCCGTGGTGCCGATCCGGCGGGGCTGAGGCGTGATCGTCGTCCCACCCGTCCCGGCCGTGGTCCAGCGCCGAGCGCGGAACGCAATGCCTGAAATGGTGGTCAAGGCCGACCCACGACCACACACCCAGAAGGCGGTGATGTCCACGTTCCGAACCGCCTGACGAATGGCCATGTTGGGCAACTCCGTGTTGGCCGAGCCACTGGTGGTCAGGAACGTTGCTACGGTTGGTACTACGGAATACGCGAAGGGCAATTTACGCTCCGGTAAGGGGTTACGTGACGTGACTTAAAGTGAATTATCACTACGCCCCAGCCTTGGGGGTTAAGGCCGCTCTACTGCTGGCGAGTTGGCTTTCCAGCGAGTTTGGGTCGCCCAGCATGATCTCCGTCTCCACCGCGTTCAACGCATGGCCGTACTTCTCTTCCTGCGCCTCTTGCACCTTCTGGAAGAAGATCTCGTCCGGCATGTACATGACATTCGTCAGCGGGCCGTACGTGGCGAAGCAGCCAGGGCAGGTATAGAACAGGAACTTTGTCTCGGCTGGGCACCACCCGGCATGCACGCCGCAACTCCCACAGAAGATGGGCGTCTGGTAGCCGGACTTGGTCTGGACCTCACCCTTCGGATCTCTCGCTCGGCAATCCGGGAGGATCTCAGGCGTCACGCGGGCCGGTCCGAGCCAAGTTGATGTAGAAGAGGCTGGCGTCGTTCGCGAAGAGGTGAGTCCCGCCCGGCAGTCTCACCACGTACTGACGGACCGGAGGAGGCGGGTAGTTCGGGTTGGAGCGAGGCATGGGCGCTGTTACCATCTCTACCACCCGGACAATATCGGGTTGCCAGTAGCCTTCATGGCCAGCCAGCGAAGGCTCATACCACCACTCTGTTCCAACCTCGACCTTCTTGCTCGCCGAGACTTGAATGAGCGGGGCAAACTTCGCGAGGCGAGCCGCCTCTATCGCCTGTAACGCTCGCATCTTCGCCGCAGCAATCTCAAGAAGCGTCCGCGGGGCAGCAGCCTGCTCGGCAAGATGGGCGGCGCGGGCGATCTCTTCGATGCGAGTTGGGGAGACGGACCGTGGGTCATAGTCTGCCACCAACATCTTCGTCAGGGTCGCATCCCGCTCAGCCTCGGTCTCTTCCGAAGCGACTTGGCGCCTGAGTTCCGCATCCCACGCCGCGAGTTCCGCCTCGTGCGAGAGCGGATCGGAGAGCGGATCTGACAACACGTCCTGAGTCCATTTTTCGGCAAGCGTACTCACGACGGCTGCCCGCCCTGCATCATGGCCGCGATCTTCGCCCCCAAGTCGCCACCTCCTGAGTCATCCCCACCCATCGGCGGCTGCTGACCCTCCATCCCTTCCTGCGCTTGGTCCGGGTCGAACTGGCACCCGCATTCCGGGCAGGTCACCATCTCCCCTCCTTCCTCACCGTCCGGCGGCGTCACAGGCGGTGGACCTGACTCCAAGTCCTGCACTCCCGGCTTGCCGGCACTCAGGTTAGAGCTCACAGGCTGGCCCTTGCGTTGGAAGAGGGCGGTGCGCGGTGCGGTCATAGCGGGTAGACCTCAGCGTAAAAGACGTTCTCCCGCGTGTCGTGCGGGGCGACATGCCATCCGGTGAAGAGCAGGCCATGCCGGGCGAACAGAATGTCAAAATCGCGGTCCGTGAGCATGCCGGTCCGGTGGCTCGTCAAGCTGATATAGCGCCGCGCTTCCTTCTCCGTGAGCACGTCAGGCGGGTAGACCATCATGGCTCTTCACGCTCAGGCCATGGGGAATAGTCCGTGAGGTAGATCGTGTCAGGTGGACACTTCGGATCAACGATCACCTTAAACTCCTGCCCGTTCTTCATGAGCGGGACAGAGGCTCGAAGCATCTCATTCCCGATGATGGCGTAGCCATTGGCAGGTATCGGACGAAGATCCGTCATGGCTTCTCTCGGCGTTTGATGTCCCGCTCGATCCCCTTCTGACTCCTCGTATCCTCAGGCCAGGTCAGCCGGTTCTCTGCGAACTGTTGGTCCCCCTCAGCCGTGCTTGGGAACTTGACGTTCTCATCCCGGCCCGTTGATCCAAGACCCAGCCTGGCGAGTTCTGTCAGGCGGTTGACCGCCGTGATGACTTGGTTCAACCGGTCATTCAAGACTTGGAGGTCTGTCCCGCTCTCGGACACGATGTCGGGAAGTAACTCAATCACTGTCGCCTTCCTGTCGCCATAGCTTGGTATTTTCCCGAGAATTTTCGCACTAGGGACGAACTGGTGTCGCGATCACTGTCTTTATGCCACTAGGAGGCGAGCGTTCTTGACCAGGAACAGGAGAAGTGAATCTGTCCCCTTCCGAGCGTTGCATGACCGGCAGGCTGGAACAACGTTGTCAATGTAGTTCGTCCCTCCCGACATCAACGGAACTACGTGCTCCTGCTCCAGTCGCGAGGCGTGACGACCACAGTAAGCGCAGGCGGAGGCGAACTCCTTCACTCTCGCCGACCATTCCTTTGGGGTAAAGTGCCCAGGTGCCCCGATCTTACGAGCACGACGCTTATGGGCGTGAGCATTCACAGCGTCCGGATTGGCCTTCTGCCACTCGCGCATTTTCGCCGCGTGTGCGGGTTTGTTGGCAAGGTAATAAGCCTTCCTCCGCTCCAAGTTCTTCTCTCTGTTCGCTACGTATTTGCTCCGCGCCTTGACCAACAGCTCATCGCGATGGGTGTCGTAGTACTTCCGCTTGTAGGCGACCTTTTTCTCAGGATTGTCGATCAAGTACCGCTTCATCTCCGCCAGCCGCGCATCCCTATTCTTCCAGTGTCGCGCGCGCTGCGCCGCGTTGTCCTTGTCCAGATTCCGTTGACGCCACTCAACTCGAGACCGGTTCTTACACGCCTTGCAATGAGACTGCAACTGGTCGCGGCAACGTGGATCTTTGGGAAAGAACTCCGCCGATTTAGCGAGATGACACCTAGTGCATGTTTTCAAATTTGTTCCGGCATGTAATCCGTGTACCCGCCCGTGTTCTGACCGTACTCGCTCCCCTCGTCGCCTGGGCCGATCCACCGCGCCGGCTTGTTATTCTCCGTCCTCAGCAACACATGAGGGTCGTGGCCCGCCATCTCAGCCCCGATGTTCTGCGTCGGCCGCACCGCGGGACGCATCCTCGAACTCTGCCCATGCCGCACCGCGTCCGCGAAATCATCACCACCCACCCCGTTCGCGTCCGCATCCACCTTGTTCGGCCGCCTGACATCGTCCTCGTCCGGCACGATCTCTGACAACTGGTCGAACCCCTTCAGGTTGCTCGGCGTCCTGACGATGTAAGTATCTGACCTGCCGTCTCTTACCTTGAAGGCCCTGTTGACCGCACGGCCCCCGTTCACCGGGTCGATGTCCGCCTTCACCATCATGATACCCGCCTTCCCGAACACGTCGTTCGTGCTCAGCCCACTCGCTCCATGGTGCGTCGGCCTGGCCCAGCAGTCATGACCCGCGAAGACCTGCCTCAGACACCCCGGATGTGGCGCCTCTTCCTTGTACGCCTTGGCGAGTTCGTCGTCTTGCAACCCTCTGAGCCACACGGAGTTGAGCAACCAGTCCGTCCCGTCGCCGTCCGTGGCCCAATAGCACATCACACTCCAGTGCCGATAGCCCCAATCGAAGCTCGCCCAGTACCGCCAGTACGGGGGCAGGTTCACCGGAAGTCTATCCCGGTCAACGAGATGCACCTCGGCGTCCAGCGTATCGTAGTACGCACCTGTGAGGCTGTCCCAATCGCCCATGACGAAGCGCTTGTACTCAGCCTCTGGCATCTGCTTCCACGCTTCACGCTGCTGGTCGCTTATATAAGGATTGTCGGCCGCCGTGCTCGGGATGAAGGCGTAGGGTGCCCGTATCTGGTTGATCTTCCAGGGGTTATAGAACCGACGACGGGGCCAACCAGGGCAGGGGTTGAACGTGTTGAGGATGTAGGCCGGCGGCTGCTCCTCACGGTTGGGGATGATCCACGTCCCAGCGCGTTCGATTTCCTTGACGAACGTCCGCTCGCTCAGCTCGTCCGCCTCTTCATTTAAGAAGCCGTTGACCTCGTAGCCGTGGAACCTGAGGAGTTCGGGGTCACGGTCGATGCTCTCACCGCGGAAGAGAATGACACTCCCGTTCTTACAGGTCGCGTTCCAGGTCTGCTGGTTGACCGGCCCGACGAAGCCATTCGTGAGCTGGCGCAGCTTCTCAAAGCTCGGGAGTGTCGTATCACGGAGGCGCTGTAAGTCCTTACGTACCACGGCCCAACGGCTACCGGGGAAGATCTTACAGAGGGCAATCAGGGCGCTCAGGCTCCCCCATGTCTTGGTGCCGCGGATGCCACCACCGAAGCCAATAATGCGGCTCTGACCATCGGTGATGGCGTCCATCAGCCGGTTCTGTACGGGCGTGGCAGTGAACGCGACGGTCGCCGTCAGAACTCGACCTCTTTCTTCCCGAATTGCCACACCTGAACTTGCAAGGGGCGTTCAGGATCACCCGTCAGCTCAAGTTTCTCACCGTAGAACCGAGGCGCAATCTTGCTCGTGTACCACTTCCGGGTATCCACCTGCAACCGGACTTTATCCGTGTCGCCTTCCTTGCCACCTATCGCATCGTCAGCGAGCGTAAGTGTTTGTTCCGCAAGGGCATGCGCCTGCGCTAACCGCGCGCGCGCGTAAAGGTTCCGCAGTGTTTCGTCGGCCTCGCACCATTCAAAGAGGCGACCTTTTGATACGCCGAGTTTCTTACACCAGGTAGAGACGTAGTCGCCTTCAGCGATGGCTTCAGCGATTTGGGAAACGATGGCGAGTTTTTCTTCAGGGGAGTAGGCGGCTTTAGTAGCGGCCAAGGCTAGACAGTCCTCAAGGCAGCGAGCAGGCTGGACTTACGCTCGATTCGCCTGGCATTTCTGCGTGCGATTCTGGCCAGCTTGCGTTGATTGGGCCGGGAGTCCTGGCGCTTGGATTGTTCAACCAAGGCAATGCCGGCGAGGCGATAGAGGGCAGTTTGAGCGAGGAGGGGCAGGACTTCGCGGCGACAGATGGTCGCTCGGCAGAGTCCTTTCGCGCGCTGACAGTAGGGGCAGATGTCGAGGGTCATCAAGGGGCGAGGTGGGCTTGCCGGTTCGCAACGGAGACGCACCACCCGACCATTACCAAGCTCCAGCGTTCGAGCCCACCCATAGCGGAGACTCCTCATCCAGTAGCGAGGGACGGAGGCAAACTGTCAAGGGGGGAATATGTTGCGTGTGGTCAACAGTGGCAAGGGACAGTCAGCGTAAAAGAAACTTGAGAATCTCTCATAACCGCTATTGCATTTCTGACATGTCTGTGATAATATAGGGGTGTCGGGACGCGCTGCCCTGTCCTCCTCTACCGAGACTCCCATGACCAAAGCGAAGAAAGGCCAACTGGTAGTGGTTGAGATCCGCCACTCATACCAAGAAGTGAATGGCTCAGCAGTGAAGTACTCGACCTTTGAGGCCATGTGTGTCGCCAAGACGGATCGGGCAGGGATGGTGAAGGAAGCGACGAACGCCTACGGGTCGCCAGTCAAGATCGAGGGTCGCCACACGGTCTATGTCGTGCCGGCCGAGATGATGGCAGGCTTTGGAGCGCGGGGAGTCATGATGCGCTTGGCAGATTCCTACGAAACGCTGGACGAGATCCGCGCCGCGGTTCGGGCTGTCCTGACCTCTGAGCCTATGGTCGCGGCATGATCAGCGACCGTGGCAAGAACCTCGTGTCGAAGCTGGTCCGCTCAGTGGCCGCGGCAGCCATTGAGCAAGGAACGCCAGCCATAGACAGGGCAATGGCGAAGGTGAAGCGGGATACCCAAGACCTCTCGCGCTATGTCGCCCTGCTTGAGGACGTGTCCAAGTGGCAAAGCGAGAGGATTGCGAAGATGGAGGATAGTCTGAGGACGCTGGCCGAAGCGTCTGAGAGGGCTCAGCCTGACCCAGACGAGGTGACTGGCCTGCATCAGCCGGGATGCCCTGCATGGCTGGCGTGGGATGTACCACGGGCCTGTGAGTGCGATAAGAATTACGTCTGGATAGAGCCTGACGAACGAGAGGAGTGGTTCTGCGAGCACTGCGCCAAAATGGTCAACGATTCGGACCACCCCTGCCAGCAATCCACTCAGATTTTCTCAGGGACACCTCCTTGGCGTGCCGTGCCCCTGCCGGGAGACATCCCATGAATGACCTCCAGCAAACCGCACAGACCGTCCTAGACGAATGGGCCGAGCTTCAGGTAGCCAAGGGCTATGCGTTTCGCATGGCTCAAGCGGCAATTGCTATTGCCATGCAAGAGATGGAGCGAGCGTTGAAGGACAGCATGGTGCCCACAGCGTGCTCACGATGCGGTATTGAGAGTGTTGAACTCGGGACGTTTGGCGGCAAAGCAATCTGTGCTGACTGCTTGGGGCCACTGCTATGAACGCAAAACTCGTCCTCCCTGACGTACAGGTTCAGAACGTCCAAGGCAAGTGGGTGCCAGCCATCCCTGAACCATTCCCGCTCTTCCTCGGGCAGCGCTGTTCCTGTGGACGATTCTTCTGGACCAGAGAAGCCTACCGCGGGCACTACGCCCTGACTCACATCTTGGGTCTGGACGCCTCCCGCTTCACTCGGGGGGCATGAACATCATGCAATCAAACGACTTAGGACAAGACCAAGAAGGGTCAACTCAGGTGCCAGTGCCCTCTCTGGCTGGCTACTGGGCCGTGAATTACAAGTCCTCGAACGGGATGGATGTGAGCATCAACTGTCTCGATGACATCTCTTTCACCCCGCCTCGCGGCCTTCCGGTCAGCATCCCGCTGGATGACCTCCTGATGATCCTCGACGCCTTCAAGGCGCAGCATCCCTCGATGTTCAAGAGGCTCAGCACATGACCCTTAAAGTGATCTGCGCATGGTGCGGCCTGCTCATGAAAGAAGGAACAGCCGGCGCACCAACCTCTCATGGCCTGTGCCCGAAGTGTGAAGCCAAACTCCTCGCTGAGATGGAACCATGAGCCGCTACAAAGTCACCCTCCACGCACTGAAGCCAGGCGGGAAGGACGAAGTGTCCTACCGCGAGGCGGAATCCATCACCCTCGCCTCGGCTCCCGTCTGGGCCAGCATTCCGCGAGCTGACCACTACCACTACACCGTCTCGATTGAATACGCTCCGCTTCCCGCCCCACCTGAAGGGGCGGACTCATGACCAACGAAGAATACCAAGTCATGCCACTCGCTCAGAAGCGGGAGATCGTAAAGGAGTGGGAGAAACGGGGATACCTCAAGCCTGCTGAGGCGAATTGGCTTCTGGAGCGCGCCATTGCTGCCCATGATGCAGACGCCCGCCGCGGATACCCGCAAAGCCCTCTCCATGACCTGCCATACCCCTGCCTCCGATGTCAGAGCGGGAAAGGCCCTCACACCTGCGGGAGCGACAAATGGCGACCGACGAAAGAACCCTGACCAAGGACGATTGGAAAGCGCTCTACCTTGTCATGCGCCTCGCTCAGCAAATCTGCCTGCATGGCTGCAAGGCGCTGGACACCTTCATTGACGCGCTGGCCGAGGCCAGAGGATACCGAAAGCCATGACGGCTACAGACGTCCGCACCGCCCTCAAGGCAGCCGTTGAGGATGCCGGCGGCCAAACCGCTTGGGCCAAACTCCACGGTGTCTCCCAGCCTTGGGTGGCGAACTTCATGTCAGGCGAACGGGAACCCAGCCCCAAGCTCCTCCGCTTCCTAGGGCTCGAGCGGGTCACCTCCTACAGGAAGGTCAAGCCGTGAGGCCGCGGCTACTGGACCTGTTCTGCAAGGCAGGAGGAGCAGGTATGGGCTACCACAATGCGGGCTTTGAAGTGACTGGTGTGGATATTGAGCCTCAACCGCGGTATCCGTTTGCCTTCATCCAATGCGATGCCCTAGAGTTCGTCGCTCGGCATGGGCCTTGGTTCGACGCCATCCACGCCTCGCCGCCATGCCAAGGATACTCAAGGCTGAGGCACCTGCCGTGGATGAAAGATCGGGTCTACCCGATGCTCGTCCCGCCCACCAGAGCGCTCCTCAATGCGTCTGGGATGCCCTGGGTTATGGAGAACGTGGTAGACGCTCCCCTGGCGGGCTTTATCCTCTGCGGGCGGATGCTAGGACTACCCATGAGCAGGCACCGCAAGTTTGAGTCGAACCGCCTCCTGATGGTCCCTGAGTGCCCAGGCCATCGCACCATTCAGGCGGGAAGCGCCACGCTCGGGAAGCGATACAAACACTCGGCCGGCGTGACGGGAGTGAGCAAGGAAATCTCCCGAGATTGTATAGCGGGCATCGACCGGGCGAAGAAGGCCATGGGCATCGACTGGATGAATCGAGACGAGTTAGCCAACGCCATCCCACCGGCCTACACGGAGTTCATCGGCCGACAACTACTGGAATGCCTCTAACGCCTGATGGGCCAGCTCGAGCCGTTTCCCATGCTGAGGCCCAGACCATCAAAGAACGATGGAAACTGGCCGAGTATTGGTTCCTCAGAAACGCGTCCACCGAAGAACTCAAACGCTGGGCAGAATGGAAGGCGCTTGACCTGCGAGGCGTCAGACCTGATATTGCTGGTTCAGATCCCTCGCCGTAGTACCTGCTGGCCCAGGGGCGTGCGTGATCCTTCGCCCAGACCTCTCCACGGTCCGACAGCCCCGCCCTCAAAGCGGGGTTTGTTGTTTTCGCTATTGACAGCGGAAAGGCCGAAGCGGTAAGATGGCAATGCGGCGGCCAGCCGTGGGTGAAGATCAAGGAGCGCACTGCATACTGGTGTTGCGCACTCCAGGTAAGGCCCTCCACATCTTCTCTCCAAAGACCTCAAATTCCCCTTCTTCGCAAGGGGAGGCTTGGACGCGCGCGCCCACTGGGCAGCGCCTTTTCAAGTACGGTCTTTGGGGTTTGATGTGGGGAACGTCTGCACCTGGTGTTGTAAGGACAAGAGCTAACCCGCTGTTGCTGGGCAGTCAGTCTGCCGACAGGCAGAGACCTACACAGAGATCCTTCACTACAACAGCTAGCACTACCACAGATGCTACCTCGGGACAGGAGTGAAAGCCTGTAAAAAATCGGCCGCGAATTTTCGTTTTTTTCGGAGGATGACAAAAATGCGTTGCTCATGCCTGACGAAGAAGCACAAGCCCTGCCCCATCCATGCCGATCGGATGACTGAGGGAAAATGGTACTGCCACGTGCATGATCCTCGCGGCACCTTCCAGAAGCAGGTCGCCGCCATGAAGGATGAACGGAAGCACAGGCGGGCCACTGGCAAGCCTCACCGCTCCGCACTCTACGCCCAAGAACTGGCTGCCTTGCGCCGTTCGATGGAGTTGGATTCCCCACCGGATTGACTCTTGACATATTCGCAATCAGCAATAGATTGATTGCCATGACCGAATATCAAGTGCTCAAACGCCTCCGGGCCTTCTGCGAGGAGGCCGGGACTCAGCATGAAGCCGCCAAGCGGCTCGGGGTGTCACAGCCCACCATCAGCTTGATCCTCCTCGGCAAGCGACCCCTAGAACCCAAGGTGCTCACCGCCCTCGGCCTCCAGCGCCATGTCTCCTACCGCTCCATCCCGCCCCGCACGCAGTTCCTGGATGCCTCCCTCCCCAAACAGAAGGCCAGCAAATGAGCCCCTGTACTGTGCAGGATGTGGATCAACTCCGAACCGCCATCTTCATCCTCGGCATGCTCATGATTGGGTTCTTTGTGCTCACCTTCCTGTTCCTCAGCGAAGTGCGGAAATGCTTAGAGGCTATGCTCCGATTGGTGTCCAAGTGACCCTCCAAGTCTGGATCGTCGGGACCCTCGCCGCCCTCGCCTGCCTCGGTGCTGGCTGGCAAGCCTACTCCAACTTGAGAGATCGGTCATGAGCAAAGTTGATTTCCAATCTCTGAATACCATCCTGAAGGCAGGATGGGAAGAGGCCGAGACGCAGCGCGAAGCCTTGGAAGAGCGGGTCACCTCGCTCGAACTCCAAGTCCAACTCCTCGCCAGCATCCTCACGCAGAAGCCCCACGGCCAAGTCCGGACCATCGCTGAGCAGGAAGCCGATCTCTTCGCCCCGCGTGGCAAGGAGTGGGACAAGTCGGCCGGCCTGGAGGTGGATGAACTGGACTGCCCCTATCCCGTCCACTGCTCGGACTGCAACGCCATCCTCTCCGGCGTGCCGATGATGGACCGCGGCAAAGGGGAACTGGCCTGCACCACGGAGTCCTGCCCCAAGTACCTCGTCATCGTCCCCTTCAACTACGTGGCTGACTCTCATGACTGACGACCAGCACAAAGCCTCCATCGCCCAGCAGGAAGCGGCCGAGCGAGCCAAGCAAGACCAGGAATTTCGGGAAATGCTGGACCGCTCCATGCGCCTCACTCCCGAGGAGGTCTACGCCCAACGATTCCAGGAATTTTTGGATGACTTCCAAGCGGGGTGCCTGTGATCTGCCTGGACATCGAGACGGTCCCGACCGACGCGGCCATGCAGGAGCCCTACCCAGAAGCCACCCGCAACCCGCCCGGCAATTTCTCCAAAGCCGATACCATCGCGGCTTGGCGAGAGAAGGACAAAGCGGCTTGGCAGGAGGAGCGGGTGGTCTGCCTCGGGATCACCCAGGGCGATACGGTGGGTTGCATCGAGGCGAACACCGAAGCGAAAGAGATCGCCTGCCTCAATTCCTTCTGGGTGACCGTGGCCAACAATGCCGATGGGCGGATCGTCACGTGGAATGGGATCTGGGACCTCAGATTCCTTGTCGTCCGCTCGCTCCTGCATGGCCTCGTCCCGTCCATTAACCCCATGACGGTGCGCGAGTGGTTCCGCAAGTACACGACCCATCCACACTTCGACGTGAAAGCACTGCTCACCAACTGGGACGCCCCCAAGGCAGGGGAAGGATTGGACGAATGGGCCAAAGCCTTTGGGATCGCCGGCAAGAGCGGCCTGACCGGAGCGGATGTCTACCCACTCTACCAGATCGGCCACTTCGAGGAGATTGCGGCCTACTGCCGGCAGGACGTGGAAACGACCCTGGCCCTCTACAACCGCATCAAGGACATGTTCTCATGAGCCCCAGGCTGACCACCGAAGCGCTCGACCTCCTGCTGAAAGCCGCGCAGCGCGAAGGGTACATCAAAGCCTGCATGGAGACTGGCCCGCGCCCGACGACCCTCAAGCAGGAAGAACACTTTCGAGACTACTACACCGTCAAAGCCACTATCGCCATCCCATGAGCCCAACCAAGAAAGACGGGACAGGGCTCACCAACGCCGAGCAGAAGATCGTCCGAGAGTTTGAGGTCGCTGCGTACACCAAGGACCGGTGCGAAATACTCACCGACCCGCGCCGCCCTGCCATTCTCAGCAACTACCGCCGCGCCAGAGCCAAGCTCGTCGCCCTGATCCGACAGAACCGACCCAAGTAGTCCAACCACCAACCCGTAGAGGGAAGAGATGCCAGGTACCTCGAAGTTTCACGAGCCGGAACTCCTCAAACTGCGCTCAGCAGGGGAGATGGTTTTTCTGAAGGTCAGCACCTGCTCCCCCATGAAAATCGGCCAGTACCCCGAGGTCTCCATCACCGGGCAGGCTGTCGTGCGAGGCGCACTGATTGACAAGTGGTTTGAGGTCCGCATCCCAGAGAAATCCGCCATCCGCCAATTCGAGCGGATGAAGATGGACTGGGCCGACGCCAAGGGCTGTGTCCTCAAAATCTCCCGCGACCCGAACCAGACCACGCCAGAGCGTCCATTTTGGGGAATAACGCTTGCCGCGGAGGGAGAGCCCATTCCCACGCCCACCATCCCGGTCGTGCCTCCTAGGGCAAGCCAGACGGCAAAGAGTGGCACTGTGAGCCAATCGCACCACACCAGTGACGAAGCCCAAGCAGCCTATTACGGGTCACCTCCCCCGCCTGACGATCGGGACGCCCCAGAAGGAGTGCCGGCACCAGCGCCGAGCGGGAATGCCGAAGCGAAACTCCTGAGCCTCTTCCGCCTCCATGCCCGATGCTTTGCCCATGCGAACGGACTGGCCGATGAGATGCAGGCCGAGCGAGAGGACCTGAGCTTTGGGGCGGATGCTCGAGCCGCTATGTCAGCCACCTGTTTTATCGAGGCGAATAAGCGGGGAATCGTCCTGTGAGACCCATCCTCGCCGCCATT